CATTTTAACCCTTATACACAACTTTGGTCTATAGTACATAGAGAAGATTATAAAGCTTACTGGAGTGGTGGAGAAACTAAATATCCGGTAGTTAAATCAAAGGATATTAAAACTTTGATTTACGTGGTTAATACTTCAAACGGTGATCCCTCATTTATACAAGAGGTTGTAGACTTGGCTGTAATAGAGTAATACTTGGAAACATTTATTGACATACCTACATACGATGCATCTGTTGGTGAGTGGAGTATTACAAGTTACAATACTCGTGAACAGTTTGTAGATTTCCTTAAATCTATTTTTAAGGAACCAGGTTTGTATGCTTTTGATGAAACTACTAAACTTTTTAACGAGCAGGCAAAGATATTTAATCAACAAAAAGTATACTGTGCTGCACCATTTCGTAGTAAGGACTTTATTGATTATTGGAATAACGAAAAAAATAAATGCAGAAAAGGTGTAATATTTAAAAACCCTCTTGGTAAAACATGGTACTTAACAAGGGACTATTACATGTGGTTAAACTTTCTGCCCATTTACAATAAAGAGCAGGGAAAATTTACGTTTGCTGACATAAGAGATGCGCAGTATCACATGGCACTCTACGAGGACATTGCAAAATACAGTTTTAAACATGTTGCGATTTTAAAGAAACGTCAGATTGCATCTTCTTATTTCCATACTGCAAAAATGATAAACAACTTCTGGTTTGAGGAGGGTTCTATCAATAAAATGGCAGGTTCTCTAAAAGATTACATTAATGAAAAGGGTACATGGCGATTTATGGAAGAATACAGAAACTTCTTGAATCAACACACTGCATGGTACAGACCTTGTAATCCTGATAAGATTCTTAACTGGCAGCAAAAAATCGAAGTTAATGCTGGTGGAAGAAAAAAAGACGTAGGTCTAAACTCAGTCATCATAGGGTTGTCTTTGGATAAAGATCCGACAAATGGTGTAGGCGGTCCATGTAATTTATTTTTTCATGAGGAAGCAGGTATTGCCCCTAACATGGATAAAACAATAGAATACTTATTACCCGCATTAAAATCAGGTATGATCTACACAGGTATGTTTGTAGCTGCAGGGTCTGTGGGTGATTTGGATCAGTGTGAACCACTGAAGGAAATGATATTACAACCCGATTCCAAAGACGTTCTTGCTGTAGGTACTAATCTGTTAAATGAAAACTGGGAATATGCAGAATGTGGTTTGTTTATTCCAGAACAGTGGTCTATGCTTCCGTGTATTGATGAATACGGTAATTCCCTAGTTGAACAAGCGCTAGAAATGATTGTTGAGGAGCGTAAGGATTGGAAGAAAAAACTTAAAGCACAAGACTATCAATTACGCATTTCTCAGAAACCTATTAACATCGAAGAAGCATTCGCGAATAGAAAAGTATCTCTATTCCCGTTACATCTTGTAAATGCCCAGTTGAGAAGAATTGAAGAACGAGAATACTATACTGAATATGTTGATTTGTATAGGGATGAAAATGGTAAGATTGCAGTTCGCGAATCGAGAAAACTACCAATTAGTGAATTTCCTATTTCACCAAAGACTACTGACAAGGAAGGTACAATTGTAGTATATGAACGACCTGTTGAAGACCCTACTTTTGGAATGTATTACGCTTCAGTCGACCCTGTTTCCGAAGGTAAAACAACTACATCAGATTCACTGTGCTCAATCATTGTCTACAAAACCTCTATAGAAATTACTAAAAAGAAAAGCGATGGTTCCGTTGAAAGTCACGTTGAGCGTGACAAGGTGGTTGCTGTATGGTGTGGGAGATTTGATGACTTGAATAAAACCCATGAGAGATTAGAAAATATAATTGAATGGTACAATGCCTGGACAATTGTAGAAAACAACATCTCATTGTTTATTCAGCATATGATAGCTCGAAGAAAGCAGCGATATCTTGTACCCAAAAATCAAATTCTGTTTCTTAAAGACTTAGGTGCAAATACAAATGTCTTCCAGGAATATGGATGGCGTAACGTTGGTAGTATATTTAAAACACACCTCTTGAGTTATGCTGTTTCTTTTTTGACGGAAGAGCTGGATCACATTACAAAAAGTGACGGGGAAATTGTAAAGACAGTATATGGTGTCGAAAGAATTCCAGACCCCATGCTTCTTAAAGAAATGCAGGCGTACAGAGAAGGACTGAACGTTGACCGTTTAGTAAGTTTTGCTGCACTGGTGGCGTTCTCCAAAATACAGCATTCTAATAGAGGTTATGCGAGAAAAACAGAGTATGAGAACACCAATTTGGAGAACTCACCAAAAAATAGTAACTTAAAAATGAGTCCCTTTAGGCATATTGGAGGTTCTAAAAACGCAACTTTAAGCTCAGGAAAGCCTAGGAACCCCTTTAAGAACTTTCGATGATAGACTTTAATCCAATGAAAGATGCAAATATTTAATGCATTACAGCTAAAAAACGGCGCTAAAGCTGAATATAATCGGTTGGGTACAATTACTCAACCTGTACAATTTTTACCCACCAAAGAAAAAACGGAGGAATGGGGTGCGTGGAATATGGACTGGTACGAAATGCAAGGACTTAAGCAAATTCGTAGGAACGCCCGTAAACTTCTTAAAAACTATAAGCTTGCTAATGGTGTAATTGATAAGACTGACTACATTATTGAAGAAGATAATGAGCAAGCCGATCTTATTAATATTCTGACAAAGACAGATGAGTCTGCGTTAGAGCTTAAGTTTTTTCCCATTATCCCTAATGTAATCAACGTACTTTCTGGTGAATTTGCTAAGCGCAATGATCGGATTATGTACCGTGCTGTAGATGAAATCTCATATAATGAGATGCTTGAAGAGAAGCGTCTTATGGTTGAGCAATATCTACTATCTCATGCTGAAGCTAAAATGATGGAAATGCTTATGGCGCAGGGTATGCAAATGGATTCTGAAGAAGCTCAACAAGCAATGAATCCTGAAAACCTTAAGTCTTTACCTGAAATTGAAGCATACTTTAAAAAAGACTACCGTTCAATGATTGAACAGTGGGCGATGCATCAGCATCTTGTTGACGAAGAACGCTTTAAAATAAAAGAGCTTGAGAACATGGCTTTCAAAGACATGTTAATTACCGATAGAGAATTCTGGCATTTTAAAATGAATGAGGACGACTACGAAATTGAATTGTGGAATCCTGTATTGACTTTCTATCACAAATCACCAGAAGTAAGATATATTTCTCAAGGTAACTGGGCTGGTAAAGTTGATTTAATGAGTCCTTCTGATATCATTGACAAGTATGGTTATATGATGACTGAGGAACAGCTTAGATCGTTAGAAGCAATTTATCCTGTAAAGGCTGCAGGATATGCTATTTCAGGATATCAAAACGATGGTACTTTTTATGATGCTACTCGTTCTCATCAATGGAATACAGAAGGTCCGTCTCTGGGTTACCGTCAGTTCGTCAGTGTTAACGACCGCTTCCTGGGTCAAGGTGACGATGTGATCACACAAATCTTGGAAGAATCCGAGGACCTTTATGACTATGGAACTACAAATCTTTTAAGAGTAACTACTGTTTATTGGAAGTCACAGCGGATGCTGGGATATCTAACTCGTATAGAGGATGATGGTAGTGAAATTAAAATGATTGTAGACGAGAACTTTAAAGTCACCAATAAACCGATGTATGATACTTCGGTTATTAAAAGAAAAACAGCAGATAATCTTGTTTATGGTGAACACATAGAATGGATCTGGATTAATGAAGTTTGGGGTGGACTTAAATTAGGACCAAACCGACCTACTTTCTATGGTAATGCTGATGCGACAGGACTTGCTCCAATCTATCTTAACGTTAAGCCTGTTAAATTTCAATTCAAAGGTGATTTTACTCCTTATGGTTGTAAGCTTCCCGTAGAAGGTTCTGTTTTCTCAGACAGAAACAGTCGTTCAGTAGCACTGGTTGACAAAATGAAACCTTTCCAAATTGGTTACAACCTTGTTAACAATCAGATTGCTGACATTCTTATTGATGAATTGGGTACAGTAATTATGCTTGATCAGAATGCTTTACCTCGTCAATCAATGGGTGAAGACTGGGGACAGAACAATTTTGCAAAAGCATATGTAGCAATGAAGTCATTCCAGATGTTGCCACTGGATACTTCTATCACTAATACTGAAAATGCGTTAAATTTTCAGCATTATCAAGTATTGAATCTTGAACAGACTCAGCGGTTAATGTCAAGAATTCAATTGGCAAACTATTTTAAACAACAAGCATTTGAAACTATTGGTATTTCACCTCAACGTCTTGGCGCTGTTAATGCTCAAGAAACTGCTCAAGGAATCCAACAAGCTGTAAATAATTCTTACTCACAGACTGAAACTTATTTTATTCAGCATTCTGAATATCTAATGCCTAGAGTACATCAAATGAGAACAGATTTGGCTCAGTATTATCATTCACATAAACCTTCGGTTCGTCTTCAGTATATGACAGGAATGGATGAAAAGGTTAATTTTGAAATGAGCGGTACCGAAATGCTTGCCAGAGATCTTAACATCTTTGTTACAACTAAGGTGAATCAGAAGCAGATCATGGAACAAATCCGTCAACTTGCTTTGAGTAATAATACTTCCGGTGCATCTATCTATGATCTTGGTAAACTTGTTCAAGCAGACTCTCTTGCTGAAATTAGTCACACTCTAAAAGGTATTGAAGAAAAGACAACTAAAGCTAAGCAACAAGAAATGCAGCAAATGCAAGATATTGAGCGCATGAAACAAGAAGGTCTTGATAAGCGTTTAATGGCTGAACAGCAGTATAAAGCAGAGCAAGCGCAGCTTGAGCGTGACAATGACGTAAGAGTTGCTGAAATTAGATCTGCTGGTTACGGTGCAATGGTGGATCTTGATAAAAATAGTCAGTCTGACTTTAGAGATACTCTTGATTATTTAGATAAAAAAGATCGTGCTGATCAAGAATTAAATATGCGTCGTGAAGCATCTGTTTCAAAAAATGCAATTGATCAGCAGAAATTAGACTTGCAAAGACAAGAACTTCAAACAAGAAAAGAGATTGCTCAAAAGCAAGTAGAAGTCGCTCGCACTAATAAAAATCGCTTTGATAAAAAAGATTGATAAGACCCAAAAATGGGTTAGCGATATAATCCAAAAAATGTCACACATTCTTTTCTAAAACTAACTTTCGAAAGTTTAGAAATAGATTATAATGTGTAG